TTTTGTATTCAACATACGGCTGAACACTGTCATATAGCCAACCTAAACGCCCCTCGCAGGTGACTTTACGGCATATCAGACCTCTCTCGTCCATGCTGTCAGGACACTTCAAGACCCTGCCTATAAAAATGTCCTTGCCAGTGTTTTCATCATAAACCTTGACAGCCGTTGTAAGCGGTTTCAAGAAATCATAGCCTGCATTGTTCGGATATATGGTAAAGCTGAAACTATCCACAGCGTTGATAGACTTTGCTATCTTGCCGCCTGATATGCGGTCTGTGCCGTCGCTGTGTATGATAGTGTTTTCAGCTCCGTTTGTTATCGTTACTATGAACATCAGAGTGCCTCCTCATAAAGCTTGAGCGTGAGTGTACCGAAGCCATAAGCCGCAAGAGTATTCACACCAGGCTGTAAAGTCAGCTCGTCAAGGTCAAATTCTTTCTCCGTGTTGCGGTATACGCTTGCACTTATCTCTTTGTCATTGAGCGCAAAATAGGTGAACCCCACACTCTTTGCATCGTCCTTTGAGCGCTTGTAAGAAAGGCGTGGGCGTATGGGTCTATCAGCATATGAGTAGATTTTCAAGGTCGCAGGAGGTGCGTATCGTGTCTGTTTGACCGCTGTCAGTGATATATCCGTCAAATTCAGATAGTCACTTTCAAAACTGAAATCGTCAAATCCGATATCTGAGTAATCATCAGAACGCAGGAAAGGATACGTCTTGAAGTTCACTGTCAGATCAGCGGTGCGCCGTGAAGTGAACTCAAATGCGGAGGTATCAAACACCGCTGTTGTCCCTACAAAGTGATAGTCCGTCAAAAAGCTTATCCTCAACTCACCCTTTGCTACGCTGAGCCAGCGGACAACATCACATTTCCTGCGGTAAAGTTCATTTTCATCTTTTGCAGAAAGGCTGAATTTTATCGTGATATCACGCTGTTTGTACGTCCTTTCTCCTGCCATTTTGGAAAAATCATAAAAGCCGTTCATAAATGGCAGGGTGGCTTCTATCCTGTTTTCCTCCGGCTGAGATATCTGAACGCCGTCCTTTTGGATAACCAAATAGAAATCGGTGGACTTCTTGCCGCCAAACTCTATGTATTCATTAGACACTTGCAAGCCTCCTTTCACTGCTTGTGACCCTCTCACCTAGTTTTCCGTCCACCTTTGACGTGAGCTTGTCACCGTCAAGATAAATGTTTCCTTGCTGCGCAAGCTGTGGAAAGTAGGTTTCTAGGAGGGCGATGATCTTGTTCATTGTATCATTACCGCCGTTATTCACGCTCTTTTCAGGAAGTGCCGAAAAGCTTGGCGGTATGACATCCGTATCCATAAGCAGCTGCAGTGACCTGTTGAACTGCATGGTGATAGTGTCCTCGTTGTCTGCTATACCCTTTGCAAAAAGGTCCATCATATCAGGTGCAAAAGTGTGGAAGTTTGAAAGAGGACCCTTGTCAGGTTCAGAAAAGCCAAGAAAGTCCTTAACGCTTGAAGCTACATCACATACAGTATCTTTAAGGCTCTGCCACTTCTCTTTTATGCCGTCTATAAACGCCTGTATCATATCTGAACCCCACTCCTTAAAATCGTTCCACTTGCGTGAAAACCAGTCTGTAAGGTCGATAAGCATATCAGACAAAGCGTCTGAAACAGGTGCAAAATAGTCCACCATACCTTGCGCAATACCCTTGATGAGTTCGACCGCTATAAGTATGCCGTCGGCAAGGATATCAGGAAGATTTTTCAGAAGCTCCATTGTAAGCGTGCCGATTATTTCAAGTGCCGATTGAGCAAGCTTTGCCGCCGTATCACTATCTGAAAGTGACATTGTAAGCGCATCTATGATCTGCACTGCGCCGTCTATGATAAGATCTATATTATCAACAAGAGCCTCAGCTATAGCAGTCACTATCTGTATCGTTCCGTCAATTATTGCAGGCATACAATCTATAACAGCCTGTATAACTGTGGGTATCTGTTCAACAATAGCATTGATAAGGTCTGGTAAAATCGTCGGCAAAGCCTGTGCTATAGTGGTTATGATCGTTGCCAACGACTGCACAAGAGGACCTGTGTTCTGTATAAGAGCTGTTGCGATAGTTATAATGGCTGTTATGGCCGCCTGCGTTATCGTGCCGATGTTATCAGAAATGCCTTTTACGAGAGCCTGAAATATCTGTGTTCCTGCTTCTATAAGCTGTGGAAGCAGGTCGCTCACAAGCTGCGGAAGCTCGGCCGCTATGTCAGGTGCAAGCTCACTTATGAGCGTTGTGACCCCTGAAAGAGCCTGCTTTATGACAGGCATAATATTCTTTGCAAAGGTCTTTACTGTACTTACCATTTCTTTGATAAGATTTTTCAGGTCAGCGTTTTTGTCACCCATTCCTGCCATAAGGTTTGCCCACGCTGCTTTCACAGAGCCAAGAGAACCGGAAACTGTTGTTGCCGCTTCTTTGGAAGTTGTGCCGGTGATGTCAAGGTCAGTCTGTACCTTGTGAATAGCCTCTATCATTTTGTCAAAAGACACGCTGTTGACGGTCTTTTCATCGACCTTTATCGAATCCCCAAGCACACCCGAATCGTTGATGAGCCTTGCCATTTCCGCCTGTGTACCGCCATAGCCCAGTTTTAAGTTATCGAGCATGGTATAGTTCTGCTTTGCAAAACCCTGATATGCGTTTTGAATAGATGATATGTCAGTACCCATTTTGTTGGCGTTGTCCGACATATCCACCATCGCTTCATTGGCTATCTCAGCAGCCTGTGCAGTATCACCGCCCAAGCCTTGCAGAAGTGAAGCAGAAAAGCTTGTAACGTTCTGCATATAGTCATTAGCGGAGATTCCTGCGGTCTTGTATGCCTCACTGGCGTACTTTACGATAGTATCAGCGTTGTCCTTGAAAAGTGTTTCAACGCCGCCTATGTTCTGCTCATAGTCTGCATATGCGCTCGCAGAGCTTTTGACTATAGCGCCTATGCCTGCACTTGCCGCCGATATAGTTGCTATACCAGCTTTTGCGGCAAGTGCAAAGCCCTTTTTGATAGTGCTTCCAAAACCTGAAACGACCTTGCCGCCAAGAGAACTTCCAAACTTGTGACCATCGGGCATACTATCCCCGAACGCTCTTCTCAACTCTGATGCAAGCCCTTGCATAGACGGAACTATCTGCACATATGCTTTACCTAGCTGCGTGCCGTTTTCTTCTGCCATGTTAGCCCTCCTTTCCTAAGATTTTTCTTCTTGCTTCCTCATAATCCTCGCCGCTTCGGAACGCTGTTATCTCACTGTCGCTCTCGCTTTTACCTATAAGCTTTTCAGCTATGGACTGCGGTCTGTTCACGCCCTTTTGACCGTCCTTTGTCTGCGACCAGCATATCCATTGCAGGCGGTCAAATATCAGCGCAAGCAGTATTTCAGAAAACGAACCGCCAACGCCGTTGAGCTTGCGCTTGACCCGTGAACTGCTGTCAAGGCCGCAAAGAAAAGTCGCCACCTTTCGTGCAGGCAGCGACTTAAAATCGTATATGTGATAATACTGCGCCATATCACAGTCAAGTTCATCAGGATAGCGCTCCATGACGGCGGCAAGGACTAGGAGTTTTTTGTTTTAGGGGTCTGGAAGATCTCTACGATAAGCTTTGTTATCTCTTTAGCCGATACATAGCCGCACTTTTCTCTTATCTTCTTGAAAGCTTTTTCTTTCTTGCTTCCAAGAGCGGCGTCAACTACCTTGACATATGCAAGGGGGTCACCCTGTTCACACTTACCGACAGCTTCGATAAACTCATAGTCGTCAAGGGTCTTCTCCTCTATTTCAAATTCAAAACCGCTTTCTGTCTTACCTGTCAGCATAGGTTATTCCCCCTTTTTCATGTACTCATAGTGCGTGTTGCCGTTCTCATCAGGTGTGGCTGTGATAGTCAGCTCATAGCCGATAGGCTCATTGTCTTTGTAGGTGATGTCAGATATCTCCGTCACCTTGCCGAACGGAACGACCACTCTTTTCAGTACGTTATTTTTCAGTATCATATCGAATACGAACGCCTGATCTTCATGCTCGGCACTGTTTACCTTGATAGTCAGGCCAGTGTCAAGGTCGCCCGAAACATTGCTGTCATTGTAGACAGTTTTCAGCACATCTACATTGGTACACTCTATCAGCTTTACCTTGAAAGTGTCCGTTTTTTCTGTCTGCGGTGTGTCAACGATATCTCCGCCCCAGGCTTTGATGTTTTCAGTAGAAATGCCAGAACTGTTTGTTACTCCGTCCTCTGAGCAGTAGCCCAAACTTTTGAACGCTGCGTCAAGTGCTGTTGTTGCATCTGTCGGCAGTGTAGATCCTGTGACCGCTGTGAAAACCGCTCCGCCTACCTTTGGCTTGCCTGTTGATACGTTATCTTTGTTGTTTGCCATAGTATTATCACTCCTCGTCGTAGTAGGTTACATCGAATACCGCCTGATAGCGATATCGTTTTGTTTCTGTGTCTGTATAGTTGTAGTCTGACGTGCACGCACAGCGGCATATATCGCCCTGTGATACGCTTTCAGACATAGCCTTTTTAACTTTTGCGTTAAGTTCTGCCGCCCCGTATAGGCTCGCTGAGTAGCTCTGAACGGCTATGGTGGCAGAGGTGATAAAATCATTCTCTGCCGAGCCTAGTTTGTCGATAAGCACATACTCTTTTGGTGGGTTTTTAGGTTCTTCGAGATAAGCCGAAACGCTAAGCTTTGCCCCCAGCCAGTCAAGAATTATCTTCTCTATCACTTGCCAAGCACCGCCTTTAAAAGTGTGTTATTTCTAAGATTAGCACGCTGAGCCTTCTTTGTCTTAGCCTTGACGATAGCGACCTTACGGCGCATTTTGGGGTATCTTGTCCATGTGATAGTATACGCTTTATGCCCCGTACCAAGACGTTGAACGGCTCTGTCAGCATATCCCTTGACCATGCTTTCAACAGGTGCAGAGCAGAGAAAAGCCGCAACTGCGTTGTGGTCAAGCTCTATCTTAACTTTACTCATAGCACTCCACCTTTACCTTTTTATTCCAGCTGAGCGGCAAATTTTCTTCAATGCCCTCTGTCGGAAGACCTATGGTGCGGAATTTTCTGCCGAAGAACTCAACCTCTGTGTCTTCCCAAACGTGTGTATCTCCCTTTGGTATTGCAAGAGTGTAAGCTATGCGTTTGCCTGACAGGTTGATCTCGTTCACAACGTCCTCTGCGGAAGGCTCGCCCACAAGCACGTTTTCGACAACCTCCTGCGAAGTTTCGTATATCGGTCTGTTGAACCCGTCAATACCTGTCTGCGTTTTTACAGACAGCTTAACAGGTATGCCCTTGATATTCAGTCTCATACGTCATATACCTCCATAGCTCCGTATCTCTGCCGCATAACGCCCAGTTCTTTCAGCTCGTTTCTGAGGAAATACAGCTGCTGTCCTGCGTTGAGATATGTCATTGATACTGAGTAGCCCATAGCCGATTGTGAAGCCTGCGAAGTCGCAGGAGAGCTGTCCGCAATGGTGTCTACAGCTCTCAGCGTGGCACGAACTATGATATCTTTTGCCACAAGTTCAACGTCAGGTTCATCAGCTATCATAATGTCAAGATCTTTGCCATACTTCTTGCAGGCAGTCGAAAGCTTTGCACAGGCGACAGGCAGCAGAGCCGCTGCCTTTTCCTGCTCCTCAGCCGTGAGCTTTCGACCGAGCCTTATAACGTCCTCGATAGTTGCGTACTCTGCCGCCATTTATGCCGCCCCCTTATTCAGCAGCTGACTGAATGACAGCAAATGCGGACTTGTCGAGAATGCCCCAGCCGAGATATGTCTCCGCTCTAATGTATACCTGATTGTATCCCTGGAGATCCTGTCCGCTGTTGTCAGGGTCACCATACTCGATGACTTTAAGCGGAATTTCCTTTGAGTAGCCCCACTTGAACGCCGTTTCAAAGTCGCCAACGATCGCAAGATCTTTGCTGGAGTTGAATGAAACTGTATTGTTTGTCACGGTCTGAATGCCGTTCATAGAAGTCGGTGCATTGCCCCAAGCAAGGTCAGGATAAATCTTTCTGCCGCTTGTATCCACCATTTTCGCAAGGTCAGCTCTAAACGACGGAGCCATTGTAAGACCTGAAATATCATACTCGTTGTCCTGCACTGCAGCGATAGCCTCCTCAATAAGAGCGTCAGGTGTCTTTGGTGACGTGCCGTCCTGCTTTATCACAGTTACGCCGTTGTCGAAATGGTTTGTACCTATAAGCGTAGAAGCTGTCTTGGCCCTTGGATTAACACCGTGGAAAGCCATGATGTCAAGACCTCTTGCGACCTTCTTCGCAAAGCCGTCCGAGAAGTTTCTGAGGATATTGATCTGCTCCTCATCGCTGGCGTAAAGAAACTCGTCTGAAATTCTTGCGCCGTATTCTACCTTGAGAGGGATTATCTTCACAGGTGCAAGGGCAGCGCTACCTCTTGTCTTTTTGCCGTTCTCAGCCACAAGGTCTACCTCATCGTCCATAGTGAAGATGAACTCCTTCTGACCGTTGAAGGGGATAGGTGTTTGAGCGCAAAGCGCGGCAAGGGATGACTTGCCCTTTACCTTGTCGAAAAGCTCCTTAACGAGTACCGGGTCGAAAAGTGTGCCCTTTGAAATTACGTCTGCCATAAAATTACTTCCTTTCTTTACTTTATAAGACCTGCAAGCAGCGACTTATATGCCGCATTCTTGCCGTCTGCGTGATTGTGTTCTGTGTGACCAAGAGGAGCTGTCTGCCTTTTGCCGATAAACTTTGCAAATGTTTCAGCGTCCTTCTTGATAGCTTCTTCTGTGTCTCCTGAAAGCTTGTTCGCAAGCTCATAAGGAATACCGTTTTCGTGGGCAATTCTCATTTTTACCGAGCTGGTCTCGTATGCCTTGTTCTTAGCCGTGAGGTCTGCGATAGCTGTATCCTTTTCCGCAAGCTTGCCTGTAAGGTCGGTGATCTTGCCGTTAAGGTCGGCTGTCTTTGTCTTGAAGTCGTCAGGGGAAATGTAACCCTCAAACTGTTTCTTGACTGTATCCGTGTTGCGGTCGAGCCTTGCCTTTATCGCATTGTCGAAGGCTTCCTGTGTTGTTATAGCTTCAAATTCTGCCATAGTGTTTCCTTTCCCCGCTTTACCCTGCGGTGTAGGTGATATATAATAAACTGTTACCAGCTTATTTTCTGTACTTTCTTCTTGTCCGATGAATTTGCACACGCCCAGTGAGCAAGCACCACCGCCTCAAGCAGTGATATGTCAGCACCCTCAAGAATTGAGGTATAGCCAAAACCACCGCCTGAGCTTATAGCTCTGTGTTCACAGTTGGCAATGACCTGCTCAAGGGAAGGTTGGTCAGCGTGACAAATGTTCTGTGCGAATACCCCTCGCTCAAAGCCTGCTGACGAAGTGATCACATCAGCGACTTTTGGCAGGATAGGTTTGCGTTTGATACCTGCGTTCTTCATATCTGCCGCAAGCAAAGACTGTCCGTTTGCGCCGTCAATGACGGTTTCACGCATATGCGGATTGCGCAGATATGCGATTATCCAGCCGTTTCCCTCTCTTACAGGGCGGCAGTCGATAGCCTCGACAAATATCTTGCCGTCGGTTGTTTTTGCAGCGACAGCCAAAGACACATTATCCGTGACTTTTGCATACTTAATGCCGAAAAACAGTTCTCTGCTGATATCGGGTTTGCCTGTGATACAAAGTGCCTGCCACTCACCCTTGCTGATAGCCGACTTCTGATTGTAGGTCAGCCACAAACCTAAACGCTGGATATTATCGTCCACCTGATCATCTTTCGGGTCGCCAAGCTCAGAACGTATCTTTCGCTCGGTGAGGATAGTTCCAAGTGACGGGTTCGTTTGATACCAAAGTTCGGGGTCGTGGGCGTTGGTGAGCTTCGGCACAGACCATTCAGCCCAGCCGTCATCACCGCCTTTGCCCGATATCGTCTTTTGTCTGTACTTTGTAAAAACCGTACCAGCGGACACCATTGTTGGAGGTGTTCCACACATCAACGTTTGAGGATTTCGGCTGTCTGTAACGATATATTTTAGGGCTGTTTCTTGGTCAGTGGTGTATTCCTGTGCCTCGTCGATGATAAGCAGGTCATAACCCTCACCAAGTCCTCCCTTTGAAGAACGTGTTCGGAAATTAATGAGTCCGTCGCCTTTTAGCCACTCGATACGTTCAAGACCAAACTGTTTTGTAGTCTTGAAGTCCTCTTTTTCAAGGAAACCCATTTTTGTGATAAGGTCGATGATCTTCTCCCACGCCGAGTGTGATGTTGTAGTTCGGTGGGCGGTATAAAGAACACGCTCGCCATTTTGCAGACCATAAATAGCACGCATTATAAGCAGTTCCGACTTGCCGTTACGTCTTGGTATCGACCAGCCGAATTTCATGTGTTTCCACAATCCCTCATCGTCCACCGCCATGATGTCATAAAGCATTAACTCCTGCCATTCCTGTGCGGTGCGCCCCGATTTGTTGTACATTGTGATAGCCTCATTGCCTTTGGTCTGCTCATACGGCAACACTACCGATATGGTGGGGGTCTGCCTGCCGATTCTCTTATCCTCAATAGTGGATTACCTCCTTTTAGGTACTAAAAAAGCACCCGTTAAGGTGCTTGGTTTGATATTTACTTTGTCGATTTGACCTTTTCGGCATTGGATAAAACTATACTCAATGACCTTTCACAGCGTATCAGTGCCGCAGCATAATCAGCGTTATCCTTTATCTTCTGAATTTCAGTTCTGATGTTCTCAATATCACTCTTAGCTCTCCGCAGCTGCCATATTGTATCCCGGTCAAGTGCCATAATATCCGTCCTTTCTGATTTTGGGTATAAAAATACCGCCTCGCCGTAGCGGAGCGGTCAAGCATTATTGTTTTTAAAATCTTCTTTAGAAATTTTTAATTCACAAGCACACCTGTCTTTGGCTATTTCTAACGGTATGCCCTCTGGATATGTCAAACAATAATTTTTTTCTTCGTCATTTTCATGCCCGACAATAATAACATCATCGCCGCTTTGACGAAGTGCTTCCATTTCAGCATCATAAGAAATGCAATTTTTACATTGTTTCATTTTGTCAATGCCTCCTTTAACATTTGCTCAATATAATCAGGAAATTCTTCTCCGTGGTAATGTGCACAAAAACATTCTGCAAAAAACTCGTGACTGTCCGTGCTTGCATACTGCGAAATGCTATAAATATCGCCTGTCTGCTTTGCCTTGCGAAAAGCATCATCAACCATGCTTTTTATTTTCACACTTCTTGGATCACCATAATTTTTACAATACAGACCTCTGTTAATTTGTCCGAAATATTGATCTGCAATAATGTGCCCATATTCATGTGCTACTGTTGCTTTTACCGCATTTGTGCCACTGAATGTACTTGACATACTCCACCGGCTATATTTTATACCTTCTTCTATTTGAGCAAGGTCTTTCTTTAATTTTCTGACCTGTGCAGCACTATATTTGCCACTGCTTATTGCTGCTTGATATTCAGGAATAAGCTTGGCAAATTGCTCATTCCTTGTTTTCCAATCGGTAACCATTGCTGGTGGTTCGTTAAGATATTTAGTGCTTATATCCAAGCCTCCACCATTTGCTCGAGCGTTTGCTTTTTTTAGTGTTGACGAACAATTTATATCTTGTAACTTATCAACGGGGTATTTTGCAGTTAAGTCAGTTAATGTTTCATTCACCGTATTAAGTGAATTGAGATTTTTGACATTTTTCACGTTAACTTTGTCGGCAAATTTTAGTGTATATTCCTTGGCATTTTCAATGGTATCAGCAGGAATGAATTTAGCCATACTGCTATTTTCCTTCATTATACCACTTCCACCCCGTTTGTCAAGCCTCACAGGCTGTCTTGAACCGGCTGTCTTCATCTGCTCAAGCTCTTCATCTGAGATGTTCCACTTGGTCTTGCTCCACACGTTTTGTGCCTTTCTACCGTTGAGGTATGTAACAGTACAGCCGCAGTTATCATGCCTGCGGTAAACGTCTTTTGGAACATCTTCGGGATAGTGATATTTACCTGCAAGCTTTGAACACCACTTACAGCAGCCGCCGTGATCGTTGCGAATGATGTAGCAGTCCAGTCCTGCATCAGAACGAAACTTCACGTTTTTTTGAACATAATCGTTGTAAAAACTCTCGGTGATGTTCTGCGCCGGAGCTGTCATTCGCCGTATCATAACTTCTTCTGCAATATCTGGTACAGAAGCCGCATTGACTACCGCCTGCACACGCTCGGTAGGGAAGGCAGCCTGCTGAGGTGTGATGTTTATGCCTGCTTGGCTGTCAAGCGCTTTTTGGCATTCTGCGGCAGCGGAGTTTATAACATTGTAGTTGTCCTTGAGCACGCCCGTGAGTATGGTATCGGCAATGTTGTAGTACATCTTGCCATCAGGTAATGCCGCTACGTTGACGTGTGCACCGATAGCCTGAGAGACTCTAAATCCGAGCTGTTTCGATAGCAGGGCAACTTCTTCCATTTTCGCAGTGCCGCCCTCTATTTTCTTTAAAACCGATTGAATGTATTTATCAGCCTTGCACGATTTTTGAAACTCGGCACGAATTTTTTCAAGCAGTTCTGCACCGATATCAGCCATTGTTTTCGCCCTCTATGCCTGTGAGCTGACGGATACCCTTTGCACCCAGATAGTCAGGAACAGCCTGATTAATTTTCAAAATAGCGTCACCCACGCCTGAGAGTGCCGCAGAATCAGGTTCAAAAATGGGAAGCCACTGCGGTTTGATGTCACTGAAAGCATAGCGCATATAGGCTGTGTTATCACGAACGCAGGCGGCAAGATAAGCCACGTTAAGGAAACCACTGCCAAACGTTCTCTGAGCCTTGCGTGCGGTAAGCCTAAGATTTTCGTGTGCCGCTCTGATCGCTTCACAGCTGGCAGGGTTGGACGTTGCAAAGCCCAAGTCATCAAGGGTCAGCCCTGTTTCTCCGGCGAACAACGAAGCTATAGATTTAAGCTGCTCAGAGTATGGTGACATGGATTGCTGCTGAAACTGTCCGACAGTAGGATTGCCGCCGTCATCATCTTTGGTGATAGTCAGCAGTGAGGACATTGTTGCACCCCACTTGTCCATTTTTTCGGCATCATCCGAAAGACCAAGTATATATTTTTGTGGGAAACTGTAAAACTCGGCTGATACTTCCGACCGCCTGAGCGTTCTCATAGCCTCCTGCACAAGCTCCATACACGCCCTTGATATCCTGCTGTGACCGAAAGGACGAACTGCATCAGGGCGGTATATGATAGGCACAAGCAGAGGATAAGGCGCAGGATTGTCATAGATCTCAACATCATAGCCTCTGCGATATATCTCTGTCTGTTCGGCGGTGAAGTAAGCTTCAATGGTGGGGTTGAAATTATTATCCCTGTCAAGTACTGCATAGCCCTCACGGAGCATATTCGTGATAGGGTCGATGATGCCAGTAGCGTTACTGCCGTCAATGACCTGCAAGCGTGGATAACCTGTTTCATCAGCCGAGATATACACAAAACAGCAGGAGGACACCAACGCTGAGAGAATAGCAGAATCAAAGAACACGTCACGATTATTGTTGTCAAATATCTCGTTGACGTAGAAAGTGTTGTCCTCAAAGCTGTCAAATACTATTCTGTCCGCAAGGGTATCAACAGCTTTTGCACACCAGCCTAGCACAGGACGCATCCAGTTATAGCTTGGTGGTATCATTTTGCCCATGTCAGTAAGGCCGTTCTTCATGTGATAGTAGTCATAGCGCACATTGACCCTCGAAGCCTTTGAAGAAAGCTTCTTTTTCAAATATGCCATGCCTTTATATTCGCTCATCTTGTATATCCTTTCCAATTATTTCAACTCTGCGAGAAATATAAGCAGTGCGGCGGTGAAGGTCTTTTTTGACCTCAAAAGGGGGCATACCCCCCATATTGTCAATAATTTGTTAAAAATTCTTCCAATCGTAGCATTGTGGTAAAATTCGGTTGGAAATCAGGTCAAGAGACTGGTCAAACACCTGTTTTTCCACCAATTTGTCAGATTTCTGGCGATTACAACACCAATGTGCCAACTGCAAGTTTGAAATGTCCGAAGGATGACCGCCTTTTGCAATGGGTATGATATGATCTATGCAAGCTGACAGTGGGTGCGGATATTTCAAGGAAAAATCAACAGGTTTTCCACAGATACCGCAGACTGTTTGGGTAGCATATATCTTTTTCTTGTTGATACGAAACTGTGTTTGATGTGAGCCGCTTCGATCTGGTCTTGGTACTGGCATTGTATACCTCCGTGCAACGCAAAAGACACCCCGTTCGGAGTGCCTCTTGTGAAAATATTATAAGGAGTTTTGTAAATGGTGGAGCAGATGTTGAGCTGGCTCGCTCTCGACCTGCATTCTTGCCGCTGCCTGCTCAGCCCTTGCGGCTAGGTCCCGTTAACGTCAGGCTGTCCTGTAAGCCATTAACTCCGATTACACTTACAGCAACACATATTCATGACTATGCGGAGTAGTTTCACTGGTGCAGGCTTTAAGTTCGTGCGCTCTCGACCTGCATACACCGCCCGAAGCTCTAGAATATAGTTCACGGCTTGGCGGTGGTTCAAGTATTATGCTGCTGGCTTTGTCGGAAAACCAACTGACCGTATGGGCAGACCACAAGCTCATGCACTCACGTTCTGCATAGCCCCTTACGGGGCTTAGAAAATTGGAGGTGACTTCAATGGAAGTACAAGTCTGAGGTACATCTACACTTTCCTCAGTTTAAATTATAACATAGGTAAAACGAACAGAGCGAACAAGTTTAAGCATTTTGCAAAAATCTTTTGACTGCCATTCTACAGCCGTCCGCTGTACCTCCGACCTTGTGTCCTATCTGTATCCAAGTCAATCCTTTTACAAACCTGAGTACAAATATCTTCCTCATCTGTCTATCCTCTATCCCCTTGATAAACTCCTCCACAGCCCTCTGCTCACGCTCTAACCGTGCCTGCTCGCACAGCAGTGAAAGTGTATCGCCACTTGGCAGAAAGCCGTCTATGCGTGTGCTGTGTGGTGTGTAGGACGGCGGAGTGCATACGCTGATACTGTCGGCAACGTACTTGCCTGAAAGCTCTGCCTTGATGTCCTCAATGGCTGCGGCGTTCCTACGGTAGGATTTCAGGCGTGACATGGTCATAGGGTCAGCCATTAGCAACACCGTCCATTCTTGTGCCACAATTAGGGCAGTAATTATAATAGCAATGCCCACAATAATATGCCGTTTCAGTTAATCCTTTGCATTCGGAACAAATCCATTGTTTATTGTCAATTGGGTCATTGCCAGGTTTAAGCCAGTCTCCATGCTTGACCTCCTCAGTTTGTCTATACTCCTTAATTCCCAGCACAACATACCCATTCTTTATTCCCCAGCCGTTGAGGATATATGTTATCTTGTATGTATGTCCTGATATCTCATGTTTTGCGTGTTCTCTTACTGTGCCGTCTGAGCTACGATAAGACGTTCCGTCAGTCGGTATAAATCTTATCAGATCTCCTGTCTGAAAACCTCTGTCATTCTTTCTGACCTCAAAAGTTTTCTCACCGCTCAGAACAGCGCCACAAAAGTCTATGCTAAGTTTCAGATTATGTGTTTTCACTTTTTCGCCTCCTCGATATCCAACAAGCTAAGCTGGTTATTTTTCATATCAAATACTCTGTCACGCCATTCAACGCCGATATAGTCAAGAACTCTTCCCCAGCCGTACTTTGTGCCGTCAGCATCTTCACAACACTTGTTCATCCAGAAATCCCACTCTTTTTCATTTCTTTCACGAAGCCTGTCAAATCGGTGAGGGCGCTGTTCCATATGTATGCCGAAACCGCACATTGAGCAGCCTGTACGCTGAGCCTTTGTTGTGCAAAGCTTTCCGTCAAAGTCACGTTTTATCTCGCCATAGATTGTAGGCACAGGCACATTCAGGTCAAGTGCAAGTTGTAGCAAGTCCTGCCTTGTAAATATGGCAAATGGTGCTGAACGTATCGTGCTTTTGCCAAAGTAATTGCAGCCGTTAAGCATTAGCGATTTTTCACGTCTGCCACCCTCACTTGCCATAAGTCCTAAGAACGGCACGCTCTTGTATTGCTTTGCCCAATCATCACACGGTTTTTCTTTCATCCAGAAACAGCATTGTGATGATACCTTAAACGGCGGTATCTTGTAGTCAACGCCCTCGTTTTCATTTTCGTAACCGCCAAACAGTTCAAGCCAGCGCCGAGAAAGTTGCATTCTTGTATGCTTGCGAAAACCGCCATACTCTCCCGTTTCACCCGTTATGATAGCGTGACGAACTGTCTTGTTCTTGTCCGTAGGGTGTGCAAGCAGTTCTATTTTTGCGGCTGTTTCTTTTGATAGTACAGGAAAACCATATTCCCGTATGATATCTATTTTTGACTTGTATGGGCTTAACTTTATCACTCCAAGTTGCTCGTGTATCTGCTGAATAGATTTGTCTTCAAGACTAGATACCGATACACCTGGAACATAACTGAAACCACAGTAATCATGTATAAATTTCAAAAGCGTTATGCTGTCAAGTCCGCCTACCGATATGTGCGTATTCAGATTTCTTTTGTCACATTCACGAATGAACTCCCTTACTCTGACCTCAGCGTATTTGACCTTGAACTCATACGGCATTTTCTGCTTAGTTTGGAAAGCTGCTATCTTCTGTTCATTGTCTTTGGTACGCTCCTCATAGCTTTTCACTTTTATCCCTCCTCAAATCTCGGACATTCCGTCACAGTGTATGAATGCAACATACCGCCCTTTTGCGCTTCATATATTCTGTGCTGACACGTCCTCCAACCCTCAACAGGTCTGCGGTCTATGGACCATGCACAGCCTGTGAGGTATTCTCCTGTTATCTTATCCTTTGTCGGTACTGCGTGGCGACAGTGCCAGCAGAGGGTGTGGTCAGTGTGTTTCATTGGCTTTGCCCCTCCCCGTACCACATAGGATATCATTGAGCCTCTTGCAAACCTCACAGCCGTCATGATGTATCTCGTACTGACATTTCTGAAACACCTTAGCATATTCCCCATATGTTTGCCATAGATCAAGTGCATAAGCCCCATTGATGTATGCCCTGTATAGTTCCTGCTTTTCATCAAGCGCCTGTTTCTTGTCTATCTGCCCTGCTCTGAACTCTCGGTACACAATGCAAAGTGACTTGTATAAAAGCTGTTCTGCCTGCGTCAGCCCCTTTGGCAGCGGCAGAAGCTTTGCCGCCATTCTGTTCAGCTCGTCTGCCTTCTTTATGACCTCAGTTTTGACCAGCATTATCATCACCGCCAAGATAGTGCATTAGCATATCAGCTGCCTGCTTCCAGCCGTAGCATATCGCCGCCAAATAGTTCTGCTTGCCAAGCTCCGCAAACCACCACATCTGATTATCTGAGGGCTTGCCATTCTCCGCTTTGAGCTCTATGAACAGCCCTTTATTTCTTCCCCTTGCCACAGGCAGGAACAGATCAGGAACACCTGATTTCACGCCCATAAGCTTTAATCTCTTGCCCTCTCGTGGGTCGCAATGACGTTCGTTCGGTATGTGAAAGAGCAGTTTCAGTTCAGGATAAGCCTTGCGTATGCTTGCCTGCTGCGTCCACTTGATAAGGGTCATTTGCTCTCTGTCTTCATTTCTTGCCATATCATCACCCTTTCATTATCCTGTTGAGTATCTGACTTGCTTCAAACTTTGTCAGACTTTCTATGTCGATATCCGAATTGTTGAGATACTTTCTGCCACGTCTGCGGATAAGGTTTTTCTGATTATCAGTAGCAGGCGCTTTGCCCCACTTTCGGCAGATGTTCAGATCCCACAAGCATTTGCTATCTGCTTCACGCTCGCAGAGAAGAGTGTACGCCTCGTCAAGTGCTTGCTGCATAGGCATTTTCTGTCCCTGCCATATTGCCATGCCCAAAGCATCGGGTGCAGATATCCTCAGCGTTTTTCCCTTGCCAAGACTGCATTTCATATCGCCATCCGGCAACTTAAACCAGTTCACGTCATGGGTATTATATTTCTGCTCCTGCGCCCACAAGTCAACGATACGAACATTCTTTATCCAGCTTTCAGGACAATCCGACATCATAGTAGCCTTTTCAGGAAGCTCAAATAGCATTCCCTCCATTTTGTCCTGACTCTTCTTTGGTAATTCTGAAATGTCGATGCCGAGCAAACTTGGAGCTGTTCTCAGGCTTGCCTTGCCTGTTACTCCTACGCAGTCGATGAGTGTGAGCTTGTCTTTGTCGGGGTGCAGTCTTAGCCCTCTGCCTACCATTTGCGTATACAGTGCGTCAGACTGTGTGGGTCTTGCTATGATAACAGTTTCCACAAGAGGAATGTCCGTCCCCTCTGTGAACACCATGCAATTCACAAGACAAGGTATCTCACGCTGAGTAAAACGGCGTATAATATCAGCCCTGTCCTTAGTCTGACCTGTGACTACCTCAGCCCCCTCGATGCGTTTTGCTATCTCGTAGCATTGTTCTACCGATACCGCAAAGATAAGCGTTGCACCTTTGGCGTGTTCTCTATACGCTTGTGCTATAGCGTCCGCAGTGCCGTCCATTGCTTCTGCTAGCTCGCCTGGAGCGTAGTCGCCAAGCCGTGTATGTACCGCTGAAAGGTCATAGCCTATGTCAGCACGTTTGCAGAGGATATCACACAGATAACCATGTTCAATGCCCCAACGCAGGTCACGTTGAAATATGATATCATCAAACACATCATTCAGTCTGCATTTGTCAGCCCTGTTAGGCGTTGCCGTGAAGCCCAACAGAAGACGTGGTGTGAAGTGATCTATGACAGTTTTATAGCTGTTTGCCGCCGCATGGTGAGCCTCGTCCACTATGATGATATCAAAATCATTAGGTGAAAACCTGTCAAGCCTATGTGTCATGGTCTGGATACTTGCAGAAACCACCTCTTCACTGCCGTTGGTATGGTACTTTGACATTTCAACACCCTTTGTGCAGTCGAAGTATTTCAGAGGCTGGCTCACAAGTTCCTCTCTGTGCGACAGAATAAGCATACGTCCATGACGTGGTATATTTGCAAAGGTCACTGTCTTACCAAGACCTGTCGCCATTTGTACAAGATGTTTTCCATGCCCTGCCTGCGTTATCTTATCTATACACTCCTGCTGATAGTCACGGAGTTTTATTCTTGCATTCATTTGATGTTTTTTACCTCCTTATGTGGGACGTGGGGGACAGTGTGGGACAAACGTCCCACACGAAAACCATGCGTATTTACGCACTTTTCGGGGTGTTGTGGGACTGTGGGACAAATTCGCACATTTTCCTATATAGGAAAACACACATATATTTTAACGATGTGTGAACAAAACCGTGATTCTATATCACCTATTTAAAACAGGTATATATAGGGGGAAAATGTCCCACAGTCCCACACCATGCACAAAACCACGCATTTACGCTGTTTTCCTCGTGGGACTTATGTCTCACAAAATGCCGAAATCCGATATATCCGTCCCACGCATTTCTTCTTCGGTGTAATAATCCGGTGTTTCATCTGGCAATCTCAGCACAACGCACTCAACGTTCACGCCACCGATACGCTTGCCACGAGTGTTGTTGCGCCCTCTCACAAGTATCTTGCCGTTAGATTTTAACCAGCTAAGTAATGCCCTTGTGTCGAAACCTTGTTTTGAAGCCGCTTCATCGAATTTTGAGCGAATGATATACGCAAAATCGCCCTGGATAAGTCCAAACACTTCGCCGTTATTGTCTTCACCTGTCGCAAAGCGTTTACTATTAGAAGCCACCCAATCGCACATATACTGATACCCTCGTTCACCTGCTGATACCGATTTTTTGGTCTGCAAATACGGTGAGATATCGTCAATTGTTAGTGGCTCATTCGTTTTGAACACGGACGCTTCTGCAATCATATCAGCCGTGAGTATCATTGCCGCTGCCATTGCCTGCTTTTCCGTTGTATCCGACTTGCAGAGCTTGTTGAAATAATCGTTATAGACCTCTTGTGTCATTGTCAAGGCTTTTTGAGAGGACAGTTTTGCAACAAATTCTCGCCCTGCAAAACCATAGTTTTGTTTTATCACCGCTGATACTGCCATGCCGTCTGCTATCACGATATTGTTTGCTGTACATTCAATGTCGATAACTCTGTTTACCGCTCCTGCACCTGCTGAACCGCCCACTATGGGGCTTTCGCCTGTGGTAAGGATAGTGTTTCGCCATGTCGGTGTACGTTCTATGCCGCCTGTTTTTGTGCCCCTAGAACGTCCAACACCCTGAGCGAGCTGATAAACGTCAAATCGGCTTCTGCCATGACTATCTTTGCTCAGCTGGAGTTCGTCAATGAGAAACGGCAGGCTGTTGAGAAACGCTGCTGTTCGCTCATGGCCGACAACTGTGCTGTTGAACGTCTGAATGTATTCGCCCATTTCGGGGGTTCCCCAAACGGAAGCCGCAAGCATTAAAGCAACTGTTTTGCCTGTGCCTGAATCAACGCCCCATAGGTGGACGAAGAACGGCAGACCGCCTAGTGGCTGGATAAGTGCGCTTGCAAAACTCGCCGCAAGGAATATCTTTGCGGTCACGCTTTTCCTGCGGCAATCTATAGCAACTTTTTTCCATTTCTCATAACTGCCATGACTTTTTATAGCACTAAAAATGGTGGAATAATTCTGCTCTCCGTCAAAAGTCAGCCCCTCGACGTATGGTGAAAAGCCTGCACCGTTTATGTAGCCAAGCCTGCCCACTGATCTTTTCAATGGCAGAGAATTGCGGTTAAGGCTCTCTATCTCCTGAAAATATGAAACAAGCTCTTTGGCAGTCTCAGAAGACACATCAACACCGCATTTAACTAGCTGTGAAATGTTTCGGCTGTTGTAAAGTATCTCCTTTGAAACGACTTTTTCCTGCCACTCTCCACGAGTGCGGTAAGCTATGTTGAGCTTTTCCTCGCCTGTGTCAATGTTCTGCAAGCATTCAAAGGGTATGATCGGGTGGTGGCAGATAACGTGATAGTTGCCGCTTTCGTCAATAAGATACACACCACCATCATCAACATTGTATTTGCCTGCGTCAAGCTGCATATACGGACCTGAGAATGCAGTGGGGTTATTGATAATAACGTTCGCCCCACGCTGCATTTCTCGCATTTTGACATAGTTTTTATACAGCCCTTTGAACGTCTTTACGCCCACCTCTGCCGCCTGTTGAGCCATTTGCTCAATTTTCAGATTGTGCATGAAAGGGTCGTTTTTGTAATCGTATATCGCTTCGTACGGCTTTTCTGTATAGAGAAAATCGTCTTTTGTATACTTTACGGCAATGGCGGATTTCACCGCTTCTGCGTCGCTCATGTCGATATCAAAATGCTTTTCCTCGTTCGCATCAACGTCAATGATATCGTCAGAATGGCGTTCCCTCATCATTCAACACCTCCTCAAAGTCGGAAAGGTCACCGCCTAGCTCTTGCGGGGGTGCTGCTTCTGCGGTAGGCTGTACAAAAACGGCTTCGCACACAAGATGTACATCGACTTTTTCTTCGCCGTCTTTGCTGGTATATGGCTTTTTCTCCACCTTGCCCACGCAAAGCACTACGTCAAACTTTTTCAGCGCCTTTGTGGCTCTTGCTACAGAGTGCCAGCACTGACAGCTCACCCATACGGCTTCGCCACGCTCACCTTGCACCTTTGGCTGACGTTCGCCTACTTTTACTGCAAACTTGGTGAGCGACGAGTTGTTGTCGCCCACCTGTTTGTATTCTGCGTCCTTTGCAAGGAAGCCACTGATGATAACAGAGCCGTCAGGTAATCTTGCCTGCATTAAAGCACCTGCTCTTTCTCGGTCTGGAGCTGGTCTATTTCTGCTGAGATATCTGTAGATATCTTCTCGTATTCAAACCACTCAGAAACCTTTGTGTTCTTATCCTTGAGCGAATTGAAAATGCCGATATAGTCTGTAAGATCTTCGGCTGTCATGGTGTCAAGACCTCTGTCAAGACGTTTCTCTATCATTTCCTGCGTCACACCCAGCTTCTCGAACTCCACCACCATTTTCCTTACACGGTCCGTAAGAGGAATATTATTCTTGCCTGCAAGAGTTTTTCTGCATTCGGCGACAGCCTCTTCCACAAAGTCCGCAGGAAGTACCGCAAGTATCCTTGCTCTGAGCCTGCGGCCTGCCATATTGGCGTTATTCTCATAGATATCACGCAAACTCGTGAGGGTCTTTATCTTGCCTCTGACTTCCTTTGCGTGTGGGTTCGTGAAATTCTGCACCGACATTGTGTTCGTCTCCAAGTCCCAAGCATACGCCTGCATTTCTGACTTGCCGTTGTCCTGAGAAAGCTCCTTGATGCCGAAGTCAATATTTCCCCAGCACCTTGCAAGTTCCTCCGCAAGCCTGATAGTTGGTCCTGAAACTGTTTCGTTGCCTCTCGGATAGCTGTAAAATGCCTTGTTTGCAAGCCCTGTACGCTGACAAGCTTTTTTCATGTTTGCAAAAGCCTGTATCTCGTTGCGTGGAAATCTCTTTGCGATAACAAGCTTGCCCTGGGCTTCTGCAATGGCTCTGCTTGCTTCGATAGCGACTGTACCCTGATTGATGTTGTCAAGGGGCATAGTGCTGTTCTGCGGTACTTCCGGTGTTACTGTTACTGCGTTTGTTATTTCGTCCATTGTTTTGTCCTCCTATTCGTATTCTCTAGCCAGCCAACCCGGCAGGCTTATGACGTTCAAATCGCCGTTTTTGCCGTTGTAGCTGTACCAGTTACCTGTTTTAAGACACTCTTTGAGAATGTAAAGATAGTCGTTAAGGTCTTTTGTGCCTTTCTGTATGATAAAATTGTCGGCTTCAAGGACGTTGCAGGCATAAGGCGGTGATTTTTCCACAGCGATAAAAACAAATCTATGAGGCTTGCCCTCTATCTTCTCCACACCCTGCGTGTACATCGCCGCCTGCAAGTCATAGCCGTACTTTATGCAGCTGTGCATAAAGCTGTCTGTATCGGCATTCTCAGTAGTCTTGAGGTCAACTATGACTGACGTTGATTTGAGGTCTGTGCGGCAGTCGGGGCGGCATTTGAGTTTAAGCCCCGTGAGCTTGTCCGTCCAGAAGTATGATTTTTCATGTTCACCGCCGTTAAGCAAAGCGGCAGCATACTTGTTTGACATCACACTTTCAGCCATTGCCTGTATCTGTGCAAAAACGTCCTCGCTTATGGGTATCTTATTGCTCGCTTCTATCTGAGCCGCAAGAGCCTTGCCCTCTTTGGTACGCCTGTCAAGCTTCGGAGCGACTATGTACTCGTTGTCGAACTTGTCCTTTTCAAGAACATAAGCGTGAAAGGCTGTGCCGAAAGCAAGCGCAGGGGTTTCTACTTCGGGATTTTCAAGGGCGTACTTGAAGTGTGCAGGCGACTTTGACAGCTTGAAAAGCTGAGAACGACTGAATGCCTCATTATTGCGGTAATCTTCCGCAGACATTTGTTTTTTCATTTGTCATAGTCCTCCTCGTCATATTCAGCTCCTGCCAGCTCGGCAAGTTCATAGATTGAAATATCGTCGTCCTGATTGATTTCTTCAATCAGGATCTCACGAAAGCAGTCTTTGCAGTAGTCTTTGCCTTCATAGCAGAAAACATTTTCGTTTGCAAGGTTTAACTGTTCTCTGCATTTGTCACATTCGACTACTGTGTAATCACGGTCTCTGCCGCAGCATCTGCACCCGTCAGGACAGCCAACGCAATCATTAGCAGTATAACGCATTAAAACGCCTCCTATTATAGCAGAAAAATGCGATACCCCTATACATAAAGTACAGTTCGTAGCCGTTACTAATTACCTCAGCACCGACCTCTTTTGCTACGGCATGAATGTCAGGCGGAAATATCTGAACACCCGATATTGTTCCGTCAGACGTCCACACGTCGCCTGTCATCATAGGGTAAACGCCATCAGTAACAGTGCCATACTCTTGCGTTTCCCTCATTTTTTGCTCCATGACCGCCATGTCAACCATAGCGTCAAGCCTTTCTTTTACTGTCATGTTTTCGACCTCTCCTTTCCAATATTGCTGGCTCTGCCAGTTTAAAATCTCTGCAAGGGTAGCGCCTGCTACTTTCTAGGCAACTTTTTAGGTGCTTGCAGTCAAGGCAAGAATAGCTAGTCACTTGGCTCACCGTCCGACCTTATCAATGATTTTAACTTCTGGCAACTTATGCCCACATTATATGCAGCTGTACATTGTTTGTCCATAGTGGAAAGCAATCCAGCAATATCCAACAGCAACTTATTGAACTCTTTTGATACCTCCGAGCTTGTGCTGTTGGCAGACAGTGCAGGCTCGTTTTCTTTTAGGTACTCTGCCAAATACACACCACACTTAAAATCTTTTTCGCTTAGCGGACAATTTTCGCAACTAACAGTAAATCCTGTACAGCACTCCACCGCCTTTTCAAACTCCTCTTTCGTTATCATCATTATCCTCCCTTTCAATAGGTCTTACGCTCATATACTGCCTGCCGTCATAGTCCATCTTCTTCACAGGTTCAATCCCCTTATCCCTCAGCGACATTACGGCATCGCCAAGCCCTCTGTCGAAATCCTCACGGGTCTTGTAGAATGCACATCTGCGGCAGTAATCTCTCGTTGGCGTTACTGTCAGCGCACCGCACTCGTCAGACTTGACATTTGAATGGAACACGCAAAGGCTTACCGCCCCGCTGCCATTGTCAAGGGGCTTGTCCCTCTTAAATACCTCTCTCATCACTATCATCGTCTTCGTCCTCCTCAATCTTTCCCCATTGTTCAGCCATTGCAAAAGCAATACCTTTAAACGTTTTGCTCCTTAC